AACTTATGGACTCCATGATTGTTTACAACTTAGTGATGTTGTTCCTATTGTTCTTGACATTCATCATCATTGGTGTAAAACGGGACAATACATTGCCTTGGATGATGAACTTATCAGTCGTGTTATTGATAGTTGGCGTGGTGTTCGCCCTGTCATCCATTACTCTGTCAGTCGTGAGGATGTACTAGTTAAGCATGACAAACACACTTTTCCAAACTTTCAGTTACTTGCTGAAAGCGGACATAAGAAACAAGACTTACGAGCACATAGTGACTTCTTTTGGAATCATGCGGTAAACCGTTGGGCAATGTCGCATTGGATTTGGGCAGATATAATGTGCGAAAGTAAAGCTAAGAACTTAGCTAGTATGCAATTGTATGAAGAATACAAAAAGAACACTATGATTGTCGTAGAGGATTACCATGTTTGATAAACTAAAAAAATTATGGAACAAACCTGTTCCATTACCACCTGACCCACCTGTAAACAAACCAAAAGAACCTAAAAAGAAAAAACAGGAAGAAACATTATCAGAAAAAGAACAAGCAACTAAAAATAATGAACCCTATGTGTCAATTACAAAAGTAGAGGTTGACCCTAACAATATTAACGCAGGTAGTTTTGAGCTTGACTTTAACGATAAGTTTGTGATAAACTTGATTAAAGCAGGTTACAAACTGCGTGAAACTGATACTGATGTGGAAATTGTTGATCGTTGGTTTCAGACTGTTTGTCGTAACATTGCCCTAGAAGTATTTGAACAACAAGACGCTGACCCACGAAATCGTGAAAGCGACCTACGTGTAGTAAGATCAAGGGATATTGGAAATGGAAGATCAGAAATCAGTTAAGTATATCATTATAGATACTGCTAACTTATTTTTTAAATCTAAATATATTGCTAGTCGTAGCGAATCTGATAGCGAACGTGTTGGTATGGCATTACATTTAACATTACAAAGTGCACATACTATGGTTCGCAAATTTGGCAATAATTGTCCTGTACATGTTGTTTTTGCGTTAGAAGGTCGTAGTTGGCGTAAACAATTTTATGAACCATATAAACGTAATCGTGTAGTAAAAGAATCAGCAAAAACCGAGAATGACTTACACTTGGACGATTTGTTTAATACTACTTACAATGATTTTGTAAAGTATTTAAGTGAAAAAACAAACGTGTCAGTTATACGCTGTAATATTGCTGAAGCTGATGATGTAATCGCACGTTTTATTCAACTGCATCCAAATAATGAACATGTAATTATTAGTAGTGATACTGACTTTGATCAACTTATTGCACCTAACGTACAAAGATATAATAGTATCGCCAATCAAGTAATTACAATAGATGGTTACTTTGAAGAAAATGGTAAACCTGTTATTGATAATAAAACTAAAGAACATAAGAAGTTAGGTGACCCACAATTTATATTGTTTGAAAAATGTATGCGTGGTGATAGCACTGACAATATTTTTAGCGCATACCCAGGTGTTCGCAAAAAATCAACCAAAAAAACCATTGGATTAATTGAAGCATATGCAGATCGGGAAAAACGAGGGTTTAATTGGAATAATGTAATGCTACAAAGTTGGATTGATCACAACGGTGTAGAGCATAAGGTAAAAGACGATTACGAGCGTAATCGTGTACTTATTGACTTAACCATGCAACCACAAGAAATCAAAGATGAACTTGATAAGGTAATTTTTGAAACTGTTAATAAAACTAAAGTAGGACAGGTTGGAACAGAGTTCATGAGATTTTGTGGTAAGTTCCAACTAGTCAAAATTTCAGAATCTGCTAATTATTATGTTGAATGGTTACGTGAACCATATGTTGGACAGTTAAAAATGAAATTGCAAGCAGCATGAATAATAAAAAGCTATTAGGGTATCATAGTGATGGTAGCCCTATTTACCCCACTGAAAAAGGACAAATTGTTACACATGCTTTTATCATGTGTAGTGTATGTAAGACAGCAGTCAGCCCAAATCGTGGACCTGCCTATGGAGCATACTGTGTTCCATGTTACGAAAATATGCAAAAAACCAACAATACAAAAAACGCTTGACACTAATCGTGTTTTTTCATATACTACATGTATGGTGATTAACAAGGAGATTGAAATGAACTTGAACGTAGCTGACACAATTACTTGGGTTTCTGCAGCAGGTAACCTTCTCGGTACTATCAAAAAAATCTTCCTTGCCCCTGCACGTGATGGTGCTATGACCCCTTGGATCATTATTGAAATTATGGGGAAGTCCAACACTATTATGATGTGTGCTTCCGATTCTTACCTTAAGATGATGAAGGTAGAAAAAGTTGAAATACCCACTGAAGAAATGAAGACTGTTAAAAACTACATGACAGGTGAAAAAGTTGTGATTCCTGCAGATACGCCACGTTGTTGCGATCCTTCAACTGAACTTTATTGGAGCATGTAGCATGGATAAAGTTGGAACTTATCTAGCGATTTTCTTCTTGTTTTTCTTACTACTTTATTTGATAACTGTAGGGTAAATGGAGGGGATGCAATAATGTCATACCGTCAATATTATTTACGTCAAATGAAGCATGTTACTAAAGCTTTTTTTATCTACTTTAAAGGGTTTGTCCTTAATAGGAAAGTATAATGAACAAGAGAATTAAAGAACTTGCTGAACAAGCTCAAGATTGGGCAGATGCTCATGCGCCTTATGCCAGTGAAGAACATGAATACTTTGTTGAAAAGTTCGCCCTGTTGATTGTTCAGGAATGTGCTGATGTAGCTAAAGAAACAAGATGGGCCATTCCTCCTAGCCAAGAGCAGATTGCCAGAGGAATCCAACAACATTTCGGAATTGAAGAATGAAAGTGTTTTGGTTGACCTGTGCGGAATGTGCCATGACAGAACCAATGCAACCATGTGAGGCATGTTCCAATCGCAGTGCCCAAGGAATGTAAAATGAACCAGCGAATTCTAGAACTTTTCGTACAGGCTTTAGAAGAATTCAAGGCAGAAAACAAATATGCTACTATCATTGTTCCTAATCCCTTGCAAGAAAAGTTCGCCCAGTTGATTATCCGGGAATGTGTTAAGAGTGTGACTTGTAATGAAGCACTAAACATCTTGGATAGGTTTGGAATTGATTCCGAACATTTTGGAGTTGAAGGATGAATAGTCGCCTTGAGGATCTGATGTATCGTGCAGGACTGACAGCACAAGGTTGTTGGGATAGTATGGATGACTACGATCATAAGGCTATAGAAAAGTTTGCTGACCTCATCATACAAGAATGTTTACTATCATTAGAACCCAACCTTTATGAAAGCGATATTGAATATAAAGTAGATCAAGCATTATATAAAAGATGTGAACGTATTATATTAAAACACTTTGGAATTGAAAAATGAGATACCTTATATTTTTGACAATCCTTACTTTAATTTCTTGTAGTGCAAAACAACCTGAGTCAACTACTGCAGCAGGTGTAGACTTTAAAGTGGACAAATTGTTTACTCATGATGGATGCACTGTATATAGATTTGTTGACGGTGGAAATTATCGTTATTTTACTAATTGCCAAGGATCAACTAATTGGACAGAAAACTGTGGTAAAAATTGTAGTAGAAACATGAGCGTAAATTAATGAACAGAAAAATTATTGAAATTGCTAGACAAGCAAATGTATTACGTACAGAATATGCTAGCCCAAAATATGGTGTACATAGTGAACCTGCATTAGCAGATTTAATGAATTTAACTGAATTAGTGCTTGCAGAATGTTTCAATGTATGCGATGATTTGCGTGGTTATAGTGGTGTTGGCACTGATGGTGACCCCTACGATACACCAAGTTGGAACGCAGCACTTATTTCAGTAAAACAAGTTATACAACAACGTTTTGGTATAGGAGAATATGATGGCAGATCGTTTTGATTTAGAACAACAAATTTTAGGTTGTTGGAGTATTACGGATGAAATTAAATTGTTAAACGAGCAAGTTCTTGAAAATAATAACTTTACTAAAGATCAAATTTCAAACTATTTGCTAGGTTTGGAAACAATTTATGCTGTAAAATTTGAAAAAACGTTCAACACTTTTGAAACTTTGATCAAAGATAAAAAAATTGTATGAGTCGCTTTTCTTTTGATGATTTATTTGATATTCCTGAAAAACCTAAAGTAAAGGACTATCCTTTAGTCCATGCAGATGATCAAGAACCTGTTAGAGTAATATGCCCTACGGAACAAGGTCCGTTTATTGCGGGTGGGTCATGTTTACAATGGTATCAACATAAACCTATAGAACAAGCTGATATTGATATTTTTTGTGTTGATAAGCATCAAGTAAATGATTTAAAACAAAGATTACATGATCAGGCTACTGTTCAAGAAAAATATCACACAGAAAATGCATTAACTTACTCTTATGTTTCCAAATCCAAACGTTCACGTTATTGGACTGTGCAAATTATCACTAAACGTTTTTATGATTGTTTACAGGATGTAGTTAATGGTTTTGATATAAGTGTCTGTCAAATAGGCACAGATGGAACAAATTGGGCTATGGGTGAACATACTGCAAGTGATATTCGTCATAAAATTTTGCGAATGAATTATCCATTACAAGCACAAGCTGCAAAACGTTTAGTAAAATATTGTACCTATGGGTATCGCCCTGTTGATGGGTTGATTGAAAATATTGTACAGAATGATATCAGTGCATGGAAATTTAGTTCAATGGAAGAATATGAATAGACCTGAACATAGTTGGAGTATTTTAGACCCTAAACCTGTTACAGTATATCTTCCAAAACACGATGAGTATATTGTGTATTGGAATGGTTTAGTCATGACACATGCACAAGCTTTATGTTTAGCTATGGAAATATCATCAGGTGTATATTGCACTCCACAAATGAAAACATGTTTACAGCAAACGTTTGAAAAACTTTACTATTGTGGTGCATTTAATACACGTGATTGGGATGAAGCACTAAACAATCAAGCTGCATATGACTATCAAAAACATAAACTTAGTTTACATATTAAAAATTTAATTAGAGATTTAGAATCAAAAGAAGTATTAGCTTGGTTTGATTTAAAAAACGCACGTATAGCAAAGGATGAGGAATAATTTATGTGGGTTATTAAAATTATTGCTGTAGGTTTTTTTACTGCTATAGGTTGGGGTGTAGCAGATGCCTATGTTGTACAACCTTATATTGTTCCAAAGACTAAAATAGAGGTGCAAGAAAATGAGTGATAAGTGCACTGTTTGTGCCAGTGAATTTAGTTTGGATGATGAAGGTGGTATAGCAGGTTATTTTGGAGTAATTCCTGTGACATTTTGTCCATGGTGTTATTCATCTATGGTAGATATGGTTCAACAAATGACACACTTAGACGAGGAAAATAATGTTTAAATTTGGTGATTTTGTCAAATATGATGTTGATAGTTCCTATGGAGTTGCTTATGTTATTGGTAGTATGCCATTAAGTCATTCTAATGAAAAAATTCCTGTTATTGCCAATCAAAATTTTATTGGTATGCCAATTAATCAATTGTTTTTACAACTAGTAGAAACAGGGTGTATTGACCTTGCTAAACCATTAAGAGAAAGATATGTAGCAAATTTTGGCGATATTGATGAGTAATATATCCTAAGTGCTTTACAAACGGCTATTTTAAGGATAAATTAATTAACATGATACTAAAAGCTAAACCAATTATTAAAAACCAATATTGGGTGGTTACAGATGGCTCCCAAAAAATAGGTAATGTTGAAGCAAGTGGTAATGGTTATGATTTTAAAACTATTGATGGTAAAATCACACATTTTGATGATACCAAGTCACTTGAAAAAACTAACTCATTACAGTTTGAAAAGCCACTTAAAAAAACCCATAGTATTAACTTACCATTTGCAAAGTGGCCTACTGAGGGTAAAACTTATAATAATCTATATGATGTTAAACGTAAATTGCACGTTTATACAAAAACAAACAAGAGTAAATGTTATCACGTAGCAGGTTATTTTAAAGTAAAAATGAATGATGTATGGCAAGTTATCTTTTGTCCAAAGTATATTTTTGTACAACGATACCCCTATCACGGACCGTTTAATACTTTGGAAGAGGCAAATTCCGCATAAATATAGGTATGATTCATATAAAAAAGTTTATTGATAGGATTGGTGCTATTGATGCTTCATCAAATCGTGATTTTATAATGCCACTTAGTGATGCAAGATTATTACGTGATGAAATTGCTAAACTCCTTGCTGACAAAGTAATCCAAAAGCAATCTACTACCGATGTTATTGAAGTACAAGTAAACGGAGGTAGATTTTAATGTCACGTTCGCAACCTAAAATTCTTGTTGAAATGGTAGACAAGAAAACCTATAAAGTTGATCAAGTGCTTGAAGCTGCAGGTATTTGGGCTATTTTTTATGACGATCAACCCATTAATTTAAAAAATAGTCATCACTATGACAGTAATAGCGTACCCAAGTATAAAAAAACAAGCTTCAGCAACCCAGGCCACGCTCGCAATCTTTGCAAAAAACTTAATAAACAATTTATGACAGATAAATTTTCTGTAGTCTTTATGAATCAAGGCACAAAAGTTTATCCTGATACATGAACTCACTTACTGACAGAATTGTAGTAGCAAAAAAAATTCTTCAGTTGCTTGAAATAAACGACTATAAACCACATTTACCTGATTTGTTTTGGATGGATCAGCGTCCACAAAGTGGCACACACCTTCAAGGTGGGTGGAGACTATCTGAATACGGTGAAAAACGATTTAAAGAAGCGAAAATTACTAGCACAACCGTAAAAATGTGGGATATAGATAATAACGTAAAAACTTATCGCACTGCTGTAGATGCTAAAACATTACTTGATTTAAACAAGTATATTAAAAGTCCATACTACATAGAGTTTTTAAGTGGCAATGATACACTTAAAAAAATTAACATTCAAGTAAAATTATATGATGAACGCATTGGTACAATGATGTTATTGTATGGTAGTGTGTACGATTATTTACAATCTGTTAAAGGAGAAAACAATGACTGAAACTAAAAAATCAAAAAATCCATTTATTAATATGGCTAACGAAGCTAAGGCTAAACAACAATTCCCACAAAAAGGTGGGTTTAAACCACCATCACCTAAACCTAGTAAAGGATTTGGTAATGCTACAGTGGTACGTAGAAGTGGGCGTGGTGGCTAAAAATAAATAATTATTGGGTAAACCTTTTGTTTACTCATGCGTTAATAGTAATAGCATAGTTAATATTAAGTTGCTCTGCGAAATATTAACTTAGTCCGTAAGGATAAGAGAGCATTTTTTTATAAAGAAATATCATGAAACAATTATTCGCAACACTATTTGCTGCACTTTTCGCAGTAAGCGCATTTGCAGCAGATGCAAAGAAAGAAGAAAAGAAAGACGCTCCTAAAGCAGAAGCAAAGAAAGACGATAAAAAAGACGCAAAAAAATAATTCTAGCACGTCGAAAAGACGTACCGCTTACGCCTAAAAGTGATTTTGATGAAGATTATGAAATTTTTGTATTTGATGATAGTATAGGACGTAATCTTACTAGAATTAAAATTGTTACAGAAAATGATGATTTATCACCAAGAATTAAATTTAGGTTATGGTTAGCTAGACAATTAGCGTTGAATAAGTTTGATGAAGTATATCAAACAGTATAAAAGGCACTGCGGTGCCTTTTTTATCCCTAGTCTTTGACGCACTGCAGCATATAAATAAAATTGATACACATACACATGGAGATTGAAAATGTTTATTACACAGTTTATGCTCAATATCCTTGAGCGTTTAGCAGAAATGTTTCCAAAAGATGGTTACCAAAATCGTTTGGAGCGTTACTTAAGCACAAAAAGCATTACAGATGCTGCTACTCTTGACAATTACATCAAAGAGTTTGAATATAGTTCTCATAAGGAATAACAAAATGTTTAGTTTTTTAGCAAGTATAGGTTACAAAATATTTAAAGCATTAGAAGCAAGTGGAAAAGCACGTGCTCGCAGATATTTTCATTTACATCGTGGAGAATGGCAATGACCTTTTTTAAAATAATTTACCAAGTTTGGTGTGAAGGATTATTAGCTAGTCATTTAACACGCAGGGGTAAGTGGCAAAGTGCAGTAAAGTTGATGGGGAAGTAATATGATGTTAGCTTATTTTATACTTGGTTCATTAGCTATTATTGCTTATATTGATGAAAAATTGCATCATCAGTATGTGCTTGGTGAAGAATGGGACTTCTTAACCCCACATCATCCTAAAAAATTGTAATATAATATAATTTATTGTATAAATACATTTGAGTACATAGATGTACTCAAATTAGACACATACACAGAAAGGAATGCAATATGATTAATCAACCCTCACTTTTTATTGACAGTGTACAAAATGCTAAAAAGCAATTTGTTGAAAAATATGTCAAGCACACTGACCTCAAAAATAATATGTTAATTTATATTGAGGCTCAAAGTAAATTTTTAAATACTGCGCTAGAAACTACTACAAATATTATCACTACTTGTAATAGAGAGTTTCTACATACAAAAATTGAAAAAATAATGAATCCGTTTAGTATTGATTGGTATAAGGCAGGTTGGGATGCCTGGACTGCGCAAAATCGTGCAGAACAAAAAGCCTAACATAGACATACACACACAAGGAGAAAATTATGTCAAATTTTGATCTACCAAAAACTGAAGTAAAGTTTAATCGTAATGGTTACGAAATCCGTACAGAAATCCTCAAAATGGCTAAAGACCTTATCAGCGAGGAATACCATAGTAAGTTTCACGGTTGGGAAATGAGCGTACAACGTGATGATAAAGGTGTTGTCACAACTACTGTAGGTATGCCACAATTTCCAGGCATTGAACAAGTCCTTAAAACTGCAGAAACTATGTACAACTTTGTTAACCACGCTTCACAAAGCATGACCAAAACAAAGTAATTTAGGATAATTTCAATCCATTAAAGCACAGTTAGTCTGTGCTTTTTTATTATCTTTTTGCTACAATACCTAAAATTTACATGGAGATTACCCATATGACAGATTCAGGTTATATCTACGTTGGTGGCTATTATCACTATAGCGGTAAGGATATTAGTTCACTTACTGAGAAAAAAGTTGGCAAAAGTATTAACGTACCAAGCAGAGAAAACGCACTAAACAGTACTAAGTTTACTATTGGTTATACAATGATTAAGTATTGGCAAGTTGATAGTATGAGCAGAGTTGAAAAATTGTTACATGCTATATTGCCTGAACGTATGCAAGGTGAATGGTTTGAAGATACTGATGGTATGTTAGTTGAACGTGTGTCTAAATTTATGGATATTTACGGTGCAAGCGAACAAAATGTTAACCCAACTGACCTTGAACCTGCTGCAGCAAAATATATTACAAGTAATAAATCACGTGATCGTGTAGTAGAATTAGCAGGACAAACATTTAGCCAATCTAAAAATGACACTAATGGTAATCCTATTAAAGTTAGTTTCACTGTAAACGCAGATGGTACTTTTACCTGCCATGAAAACGGTAAAACATATGATACTAGCCCACATAGTGCATTTTGTGAGCTATGGGCTAATCGTGTAACAGGTGAAGCTAAGACTAATGTGTGGACAGGACCACGTAACGAGCACAACCGTAGCATGGATCAAGAACTTTCACTATTAAAACCTAAGACAGGAGTATAAAATGTCGCATATTGAGGCATCAGCTATTAAAAACAACTTTACGTTATGGCAAGCAGTTGGCTTGTCAGGTGATCAAGAATTAGCAGAACATTTGTTAGATCGTGGGTTTTATCGTATTCCAATAGACAAGTTTAATACGGTGAAGCAAATATTAAAAGAAGCTGAAGTTAGTTCTAAATTTCAATATCTAACAGACAAAGTTGTAAAAAAACCACAAGCAACACATTTTAGTGTATCATTAAAACCACAGAAAAAGAAAGTATTGACAAGCGTATCAATTTAGATATATCATACTTGTATCTTAACAAAGGACGCAAGTATGGAACTTCAACGTATACCCCTTCAATATTGTGACTTTGACAAAAACACTAAAGTTTTAGGATTATCTAATACGTATTTTGGTGGTAAATTCCCACAACAGTTTTTTGTAACTAGTCATCATACGGGTAAAGAAGTACGTTTTACGCAAGTTGATTGCTACGATGTACTTTATGATGAAGATGGACATGATGGTGAAATCGCTTATTATCGCCCTATGGGTAATGTTCCTAATGTAGAGTATTTGTATGTTACTAACGATGGACGAGCGTTTATTGATCCTTACAGTATTCGTTAGTTGACATGGTTTCAACACTCTGCTATACTACTCTTATCACTTGACAAACAACGGAGCTAAAGATGCCCAAGTTTATTACTGTGTTTGAAGGTCAGTATTTTGATAAGCCTATTCCTAGCGGTACTAAGTTTCAAATTCACCAACCAGGTACCCGTCCCAACGAATATGTTGTACTAAACAAAGATCGCTTGTTGGTGAAACCAAGCGGAAAAATTTCGGAGAAACCTACTATTGTGGTAACTAATTGTGAAATAACAGATAACAACAACGGTGTAGCAGTACCAAAAAAAGCACCCGTAAAATTTACAGCAGATGAACCTGTTGTAACTAAGCCTGAACCTACGGATGAACAAATTAAGCAATGGTTTAGAGAAGATTTTGAAAACCTTGAAGAACATATTGAAGATATGCTACGTGGTGAAGAAAAAGGTGGATTATTCATTTGCGGTGGGGGTGGTAGTGGTAAAACCCATATCGTAGAATCAGTGCTTGACCGTTACGCAACATTTACGAATGTTGGTGGGACACGTGAAAAGTTTCAAATCATACGTGGTTCATTAGGTGATTCACCCGTACACCTGTACAAAATCTTGTTTGAAGGTAGTGATGCAAATTATATTACAGTGTTTGATGACTGTGATGCAATTTTCTTTAACCCTGAAATGCTTAACTTGCTCAAAGCAGCACTAGCAACCACAGGTGAACGCAGAATTAATATTCGCTCAAACAGTGCACAACTACGTAGGGAAGATATTCCTGAAAGTTTTGTGTTCAAGGGTAACCTGATTTTTATCACTAACCTTGATTTAAACAAAATGCGTGATTCAAATTTAAAGAATCACCTACAAGCGATGGAAACACGTTGGAAATCTATTGAAGTACAGTGTTCCTCAGCTAGACACATTGTGCTACGTGCTAAACAATTGCATGAGGATTTGCAAAATGATGGTGGTTTCTTCGCTAACTTTGACCTAACCGCTGAACAAGTTGATGAGTTGTTTGCTTACATTGAGACTAACGCAACAAAATTTAAGTCGTTTAGTTTACGTACTTTTGTATATGTTGCTGATTATATGGTGCGTAAGGGTGATCGTTGGAAACAAGTTGTTGAGCGTACCTTGATGTACAAGAATCGTTAAGATATCTCCTGTAGTAAGTTGGGGTAATTGGGTAACCAATTACTCCTTTTTTATTGACATACCAAGAATTTAAGTTATACTGATTATAAATATATAAACACATGCCTACTGCCAAAATTATTGTAAAAGATGAAGTCAACGTAAAAATAGAAGGACTTCATCTAGATGACAGAAAAACCTTAGTAAAACGATTTGAGTATGAGATGCCAGGCGCACGATACATGCCAGCAGTCAAACTCGGTCGTTGGAGCGGGAAAGTATCTTATTTCCAACTAGGGGGTAGTACATATATCAACCTGCTTGATCAAATTATTCCATATCTTGAAGAGCGTGGATATGATATTGAGCTAGATGATATACGTGATTACAAGCAATCGTTTACGTTTAACAGTGTAACTGAGCAGACTTTTGCAAGTCATGTATGGCCTACAGGTCATCCTAAAGTAGGCGAACCTATTATCTTGCGTGATTATCAAATTGAAATAACTAATCAATTTCTAGCCAATCCACAGTGTGTGCAAGAGATTGCCACAGGTGCGGGTAAAACATTGATTACAGCAGCATTAAGCCATAGTTGTGAGGCATTTGGTAGAACATTGGTCATTGTCCCAAACAAGTCATTAGTGACACAAACTGAAGAAGATTATAAGAATTTAAACTTAGATGTTGGTGTATATTTTGGAGACAGAAAAGAATTAGGACGTACACATACTATTGTTACTTGGCAAAGCTTAAACAATATTATTAAAAATACTCAAGATGGTGTTGGTGACATTACGATCCAAGAATTTATTGAAGATGTTGTGGCGTTAGTAATTGATGAATGCTTCGATGGTGACAGTAAAGTTTTGACACCACATGGATATATTCCAATCAAAGATTTAAAAGAAGGCGATACAGTAATTAACTACTCGGAAGTTCAAAAAATATTTAAACTAGATACAGTAGTTAAACAACATACAAATTTAAAAAAATCTATAAATGAAAAAATGTATGAATTGGAATTCGAATGTGGTACCAAAATAAAAGTTACGGGTAATCATACATTCTTAACTAAAAGCGGATGGGTTAGAGCAGATGAACTAACGGAAAACCACGAAATAATCACTCCTATCATAAATACAGATATCTAAAGCAAAGGAGTTGAAATGAACCCTAGAACTAAGAAAAAAATGGAAAACATTAATTTTCGTTTAAAAAACTTTAATCAGGAAGCTAGGATAATAACTATGACCCCATCAACTGTTATTTTAAATACAGGACACTGTTTTGTTGAAAATGATGCTAAGAAATTTATTAGACGAATTATGAATTTAAAAGTAGAAGATTGGGTTAAAAACATTGATTTGTTGTTATCTGGTGGGATTAGTGAGGATAAAATAAAACACATTTCCGCTGCCATAGGAGGTAAAGCATGCCAAAAAAAACATGGCGAAAAAATAAAACTCAATCTGAATAACGGTCAACCATGGAATAAAGGAACTAAAGGCCAAAGAATTGGAATGCATAGTCCAAGAAGTATTGAAGTAAAGGAAAAAATATCTCAAAAAAATAAAGGTTCGAGAAATGGAAGATATGGGTATATTTTTTCTGATGAAGAGAAATTAGAAAAATCTATGCATATGAAAGAACTTATTCTAAATGGGAAATTTACCCCTAAATCAAATAACAGAAATACTCATTGGGAATCCATCTTAGATGGAGTTCCTTATAGGTCTAGTTGGGAAGCGTTGTACAAATACATTAATCAAAATGCGACTTATGAAAAACTAAGATTAAGTTATAATTATAGTGGACGATCAAAAATATATATCGTAGATTTTATAGACTATGTTAGCAAAGCTGTAATAGAAGTTAAACCAAAAGAATTGTGTGTTGGTATTAAATTTGCTGCTAAACTAGATGCTTTAACTGAGTGGGCAAAAAGACATTCGTATGAAGTCTTAATAATTGACCAAAAATGGTTTCAAAAACAGACTGTAAATTTAGACTATTCAAGGTTTGATGAAAAAACAGCATATAAAATTAGGAAATTTTATGAAATTGAAAAAAAGAACTGAAATTCAAAAACCAAATCAAGTATATAATCTTCATATTAAAAATGACCATAATTACATAGTTGAAGGAGCAGTTGTATCAAATTGTCACATGGCTAAAGCAGATGTGCTTAAATCAATGTTAAGTGGGTCTATGGCTAAGATAACTATACGATGGGGATTAACAGGAACAGTACCAAAAGAAAAGTTTGCGTCAGAGGCATTGTTTACCTGTATCGGTCCTGTCATCAATAAGCTAGCTGCAACTGATTTACAAGATCGTGGTGTATTGGCAAACTGCCATGTGCACGTAGTACAATTACAAGATCATGCAGTGTTTAAGAATTATCAAAGTGAGTTAAAATATTTACTAGAACAAGATAATAGGTTGGATGAAATTGCCAATATTATTGACAAGATAAAAGAAAGTGGTAATACTCTTATATTGGTGGATCGTATTACAGCAGGAAAAGAGTTAGTAAAACGTTTACCTAATTCAGTATTTGTCAGTGGTACAACTAGCAATAAAAAACGTAAAGAAGAATATGCAGAGGTTGCGGTGCAAGATGAGAAAATTATTGTTGCAACCTATGGTGTAGCAGCAGTGGGTATTAACATACCAAGAATTTTTAACTTGGTCTTTATTGAACCAGGCAAGAGTTTCGTACGTGTTATACAAAGTATTGGGCGTGGATTGCGCAAAGCTGAAGATAAAGATTTTGTGCAAATATGGGATATTACTTCAAGTTGTAAATTTTCTAAACGTCATTTGACACAGCGAAAAGCATTTTACAAAGAAGCGAATTATCCTTTTACAATGGAAAAGTTGAACTATAAATGAACATACTATTATTGGATGATGTTAAATTTAATTTAGAGAATTTACCTGAAGAAATTGATGATTTGCGTTTTGCTATATTAGATAATAGCAATCCTAACGCAGTAGATTATTTTTTCATACCGTTAATATTTCTAGAATCATTTAACAGTCCTGCGCTTGTATTGCGTATTGATGATGTAATGATTAAGATGCCACTAGATTGGCAAATACTTATTGGTGAGCCTGAGTTTGGTGACCTTGAAAC